CCCCAAGGGCTTATTGAGAATGATACACGGCTTTGGCCCATCTTTAGTATTGAGCTTACTAGCTCCGATAACGCGAGCCTTGGTCTCCGAAGTTAGGATGTTACTTCCTGCTGCCGTTACAGCATCGTAAATCTCAGGAGTGACATTCACCATCAGAGCCTTCACAAACTCTACGCTAGTCTTCCCGGCATTATCTACCTCAAGCATAACGTCGCCTTGTATGCAGACCTTTGTGGAAGACTCTGGTTCTGGCTCGCACCAAAACTCTACGATATCGCCCAGCTTGTACCCCAAGCGGGCTACATCTTTTGGGTCGTAGGAAATTGGCTCCCCTTGAAACGTCTTGTTGTACGCAATTCCTGGTGCGGGCGGAGTATCTTTCTTACCAGCCAATCTCTCGTTGTACTTATCCCAATTGAAAGGGGCATAGTTTTTATGCTCTTTCTTTGGAGGATCTTCCAGGATCTCCTCAGAATACTTGCGCACATTATTTGGATCAAATGCATATATACGATCCTCATGGCCTGTCCACATAGTCTTCTCGATATCCAAGCCATTGCGAGAGCACAGCCAATAGAGCATCTCGTGCTCGCTGGCAAAGATCATAATATCTTCTTTAGGAACGTAGTTCCAGTAGAGAGTACGTTTCCCGTTAGTAAACAGGCGGAGCTTCTTGTCCTTTGTGTCGTACCAAGCGGCAGCAATGTGCCCCTCAATTTCTCCTAGGGCCTTTGCTCCTCCATCACGAGCTATGCGGTGGAATAGCCAGTCGGAGTCTACGTTAAACTTCTTGCCATTTTCGGACATATAGTATCCTGTAACATATCCGTTATGGACTCCAATAATGGAATTGCCATCAGTAGTTTCGTGTTGAAAAGGATGGGCATTGGCCGCACACACAGTTCCGCGCGTTGCTGCTCTATGGTGCCCAACAGTTACGTTGGCTACGTCTACATTATTAAGCAGCTCTTTGGCATTAGCGTCGCCAGTAAAGTACACGCCGTTGTACGGAACCTTGTAGCTCTTAATCTCGCCATTGTACCTAACTTGGTACATACCAGTGCTGTCTTCTCCGCGAACGATGCCCACCTCCATAGCATCTTTCGTGATGTTGTTTAGTAACTGTCGAAGCTTATGCGTTGCGTTATTACTGTGAATGATTCCAAAGATTCCACACATTATGCTACTTTCCTTTTACGAGATTGAGAACTTGCTAGAGCCGCACGCTTCTTTTCTAGGATCGGATTTACGTTATCCAAACTGAGAGCTTCCCAAGCTACTGAGGGATTAGGAACCTCAATCTTTAGTTGCCCGGCAACGCCCATAAGGGCTTGGCTCATATCGCAAGCTTGCCACATAGCCTGCGGAGATACGGCCTCAAATATAAACTCCTTTGATAATACACCAGAAAAGATCTTCTCAGCTAAGGCATGTGGGCCCAGAGTAGATAGAGCGCCAAGAGGATCTTTAAGTTCCGGCATTTCCAAAGCAGCACGCTTTACTGCCATTACCATATTGATCCACTTTACAATTCGCTCCTTGTCAAAGGTGGTTGGTAAATGGCGGAACTCAAGCGTACCAAACTTGGAGATGGCATTTAGATTAACCGCTTGATAGCGAGAGCAGTGATTGCTCAAGTAAAGCAGATCATCGCGCTCCGATGACTTTGTTCCAGTTACTAGCTCTGCTACAACGCCATCATCGTTAATGCCGTCTTCATAGGCAACACAGAAGCCGCAATGCCTACGCCACTCTCCCGCAAAGTGAAAGAATACGTGCTCTACTAGGAAGTAGATTCCCATCAAGCGCCGTAAATCTCCGCTATTCAAGTCAAGATCACTAACATCCATGTGTACGTGAATCGCAGCTCGCGGGTATCCTTCGTCCCAATTGTTCTCACGAGCGCTTTCACAGAAGCCATCCAAGGCATCTATTACTCTCTGTCCTTGTAGCCCCTTACCTACAGTTACAAACTCTGTTCCGTTGTTGCGGACAGAGTGCTCCTCTGGATGGTGAACCCACATACCGGCAGGTTTTGGTGGAACTCTATTCCACCGCTCAAACTCTATCTCTACTCCTATCCTAGTACGTGGAAGAATTAACGCCTTTGTATTGATAGGCTCAATATTGGTTGGGATACCAACCAAATCTCCTAGATACCTTTTTTCCATCTCACCCAGTCTCCACTTTTGATTTCCTCTGCCTTATCCAAGTAATGGCTGTCACCTTCCATTACATATATGTACCCATGCATTTCCCGAAACACGTCGAAGGTTAGCATACGAGTATAGAATGTAGGATGACCTTCTAGCCTATCTAACTCAGCTAGAGTTTTATCCGTAACTCTGTACGCTTCAACGTACACGCTTTCGTTTGGATCTGCTCTCAGGGTTATTGCTGGATACGCTCCGAGAGAGAACATACGCCCACGTACTCTAGTATCTCCAAGATGTGGAGAGGACTCTAGAAGTAGGTGATTAGACTGTCCTCGTCGCAGTGTTCCGTACACGAATACTGTGTGTGTATTAGACATTAAGTTATTCCTAACTCACGTTTAGCTGCGCTCTTGTACTCGTCGCAGTAGAAGTTCCACTTAACCCCGTCTTCCGATGAAGCTACACGCAGTCGTTTCCACAAAAGTAGCAAAGGGGCTTTCTTAGTGGTGCCGAGAACCATAGCGTAATTAGGAGACAGGGCTATTCCTACGGCTGTTGCTTTATTTAGTAAGCGATTAGCTGCCTCCTTGTGGGATAGATATTCAGGGTAGAAAGCATTAGTTGCAATCTTAACACTAGTTGGAGTTATGCGCTCTTCGTGCAGTACGGCAGCCTTACCTGAAAGCCTAGAAGCGGCATCTTCGTACTCCGGAACTGGGCGTACTGTTACGGTGTCATTGCCGTAGCCTTTAGATGCTATACGCCGAATGCGGCGCTCCAAATAGTACAAACCCGTACCTGCTACTAGATTAGTGTTTATGTACCCTAGGCGCGGAATAGCTACGTGCTCCCACTCAATACTGTCTAGTGGAACAGTGTAAGCTGGTGCTACTTTGCTAAGGGGGTGAACTACTACAGCCCCATTAGCGCACTGGTGTACAGTTACTAGCGACCCTTTCTGTTGCGGAGAGCGTATAATTGCCCCCCTAAAGTACGCGGCAAAATCTTCGTTGGAATATGCTTTCATAGATTATCGCTGCGGCTGAATGGGATTATTATCTTCCCTCATCCATTCAGGTTCTAGCATCTCCTGAAGGCGGACATTTAGGGCAAGAACGTCCGGCCCGCCTATCGGTTCAAATAGGTTGTCTAGTCTGCGCTCCATCTTTACCTTTTTAGGATACGGCATGCCGTAGGCTTTTCGTAAATCAATGTTAGTGTGCTTTTGCATCCACGGCTCTACTATCTCTGCGTACGCGGTGTGTACGCGTCCTGTATCCGCGCACATATTTTTAAAGCATTCTTCTACCATGTTAGGGGGATCTAAATAGTCCCACAGCTTTTGGGCTTCCTTCTCGTTGTTGATAGCCCACAGAACAGTAGAAGCAATTACTTCTGGAACAGACGCCGGAAGGCCAATACCATTAGCAGCTATAGTTCTAGCCCACCAATTAGAGGGAGTCCTGTACTCGAATCCGTAGGGCTTCTTGCGAAAAGCTCCAGGAGTTCCGTAATAGTATCTGCGAATTACTCCCACGCCCCTTTCGTTATAGAAGAGGGGCGAAGCCATGCACTCTCCAAGAATTACTAGAGCGTACTCGGGAATGCTGGCCGCAGCCTTATCGTATCCTATGTGAATGTGACCACCGCAAAAGCGATTATTTCCCACTCTCGCCGGGTCTACTGGAGGATTTGGTTCTCCGCCTTTATACGCATTCAAATCAGGATCACAGCCAAAAACTCTATTCTGCTCCGGTTTAAGACTGGATTCCCTAAACTGTGCCTCAGCAGTGTTGTAATACAGACTTACCTCGTTATTGTATTTCTGCGCAAGATGAGCACTTACTACATCCATCTTGCTTTTGAAGTACGGAATGTAATCCCCCATCTTGTTCTTGAGAGAGTATTCCATTGGAGGCATGCCTACCTCCAAAGTAACATTGTCGGGATGGATGAAAACTCCGCCATCAATAGAAAAGGGCTCTTTCTTCGAGCCCGGAATTCCAACATCGAAGGCCGTAGTTAGCACATTTTTCTTGAGCAAGAAGAATTCAGGATCACAGCCGATAAACACTGACTTGATTTTGGGGGTATTGTCTTTCATACTAGATAGCTACCTTTACAGTGTAAGGAGGTTTGTACGTTGCTACTTCTTTTACTAGTGTAAGCTTTTGTTTCTTTTTCTTTTCCTTCTGCGGCGAGGAAACTGGATTAACTACTTGTAGGGATTTATTCTTGGGAATATCCTCGCGTTTCTTTTCTGGCATTCCTTGCCTAATCTCTTCTATCATGCTGAGGACGATCTTGCGCCCGAGCATTCCATCCCCTCTCAATGAGAATGGAACACATGTTTTGTCTTTCCACTGGCAAGCCCAAACATCCGTGACCTGCGAGTTACCGCTTACCTTTGACTCGGCTAGCTTTACTGCATCGCTAGCTGCGCGCGCAAAGGTCTTGGCCCACTTACCCCCGGCGCGATAAATTACTACGTACTTTTGCACGTCATCCTCGTTTTGTTCGGAAACATTAACCTCAATAGACCTCTTCATCAAAATATTCTTCAAAAGCTTTAACATATGCTTCCAATGTTGATGGATTGTTTAAGGCCGGTGCCGTATTAATCTCACACACGACCATTGTTGCGCCGTTCTTGGAATGCTTTACCAAGATATCAACAGCTCCGTGCTCAATATCAACAGCCCTAGCGGCACTAAGAGCCAAGTCCTTTAGCTTCTCCGAGTACTCTAGCCTATCGCAATCCAAGTCGTTGATAGCAAATACCCAGCCATTTCCGTTGGTGCGGATTAGCTTTTGGTCGTTGGTAAGATTTAGATTCTCGTATCCGTTCTTGCGCTTCTTCTGTTGCACAAGAATTACTTTCCCAAAAGCTACGTGTACTCGGTACTCGGCATCCTTCTTGAAGTACTGTGTGTATAGAGGAGCATCTGGTATATTTTCCGGATCACGCACGACTAGGATGCCTTGCCCGGAGTGACCTGTAAGAGTAGTACGAGCAATAGCTTTTCCATCTTGAGCAATCCAATCCTTAACCCACTCTTTAGCTGGCTTGTAGGGATAGGGAGGCAAATCAGAAACCCAACCTAGGCGAGAAACATCCGCATTTCTCAAAGCGCGCTGAGTAAATAATTTATTGGAGGCAATACCTACCGAGTCGTGGCAATTTGTTGTCATAACAGCGTGGCCACGAGGGCACCAGCCAGGATTTTGCGAAACTCCCCAATTGATTACAAACAGGGGTCTTGGTAATCGCTTAGGACGAGAGTCCTTGTGGTAGTGCCTAATGCCCAAGGCCTCGGCTAGCTTAGCCCCCGAGCCGTTCCTGTGGCCTTTTTGGCGAAGGACAACAACATTATTTGTTAGCATAGCTTATACTCCGTTAGGAAATAGAATTCTAAGGGCATCTAACACACCGTCTGGAATGCAGGGGCCGTGTGCATTCCCGCCGCGCAATCTCCAGTCCTTTACGGACTCCAGGATAATGTTCAAAAGTTTTATCTTTTGTTCTGCTGTTAACTTTTACGAACAACGGGCCTCTATTTCTTTTTCAATGCTCATAAGGTATATTCAACCTCTGCTATACCGTAGTCCTTTATTGCTAGTTCACAAATAGGACACGGCTTGGATGGTAACAAAAGACCACTACTATTCCTGCGCACTATCACCATCCTTTTTGGGATGGCCCCATACGGAAGTTTAGTAAGGGCATCTATTTCTGCGTGTAAGTAAATCTTCTGCGGGATGTTAGCTCTGTCCGCGTATCTCTTCTGGACTGGATGAGTCTTGGTGTAGTTGTTTCGTCCTACACTCAACATCCTGCCCGAACGATCAAAGCAGATTGCTACTATGTTCTGCCTAGTCTTCACACCTAGAAGCCGGGATAATCTTCAGGGCTCCACTGAGCAGTAGCACTAAACTCTACAATTTTGCGGCGAGTAGAAGGAAGAACTAGATCAGCGGGATGCCCCGAATTACTAGAAATGGTTCCTCTGCTCGTGTAGGTGTACGGAATTTCTATATCTCCATCATCTGCCAGACCAATAATGGGAGATACGCCTTTCTTGTCTGCTACAATGATGCGACAAGATTTTCCATCTCTAGTTTTGTACACGTCGCCGGCCCTAATTGGTGCCGGAGCTTCTTCTATCTCCTTTACCACTAGCCGGCCTATAGGAGCGTACACTACTTGCGGTTCGTTTGCTGACGTTCCGAGATTGTTGTCTGCACGGCGTTGTTTTTTGGCAATCAAGTCCTGAATAGTTTCCGCACGATCTACAACGGAAGAAGTTTTTACTGTGTGGAATTTCACTTGTGTATCCTTTTGTCGAGACAAAAAAAGACCGCCACGAGGGCGGTCGAGATTAAAGCTAGTTTTTGAGATAGAAATAGTGGTGCCCCCGGTTGGATTTGAACCAACGATCAAGCGATTATGAGTCGCCTGCATTAGACCGCTATGCTACAGGGGCTTATTACATGCCCTAATCGGGAATGTAATTGATAAAAGAGTATTACTCGAAAATTAGGGAGTGAACAGTCTCGTAGCTGGGATTGCCCGTAAAGCCGCCGAGAGTATTTCCGTTGAAGAAGTGGCGGCGAGCAATGGTTCGCCCTGTTGCCTTGCACCAGTTATCGCGTGCTGAGCAAAAGGCGGCAGACACTAGCCATCCATCTCCGTCTTTGCGGCAGAAAGCAGTAGCTCCCTTTACCTTCTTTCCGTTCACGACGCTGCTCTCTCGAAAGTGGTAGAAGCGTTCTTCGTGCGTTGTACTCTTATGCGGCCTACCGGCCTTTTGGCCTTCGCCTGCTGGATGATTAGCCATTGCTCGTTAACCTCGAATTGGATTTGAAGGTAGTTACTGGAGATTGTTTTACCATTTTGCGTTTCTTGTAGAAGCATCGCTTGTTTGGCATTCGGCCAAAGAGCCACGCTCTCCACGCGGGATTAGTTGCGGGGCGCTTTCTTTGCTCCATTTATTGGAATCCTTTTCTTAGTCCACTGGATGATGCAGTGCTTGACAGTGTTGCCGCTATTATAGTTACGGTACGGAGGGCTCAGAAATACCTTGCAGCCATACTCCGTACCGTATCTAGAGAATGAAAATTCTTCTGGCAATTGTTCAGCAATGTCGTAGATCATCCCTGCCTTGTAGTTTTTAGCTGCCCTATCACCAAAAAATAGGCAGCTTCCAGTGCTTTCTGCAATGTTATCTTTGATAAAGTCTAGGGCTTCTGTTTTAGTAGGCCTAGTATAGGAACTCCTCTCATAATACTGAAGTGCCTTAAAGGCACAAAAATTAGCCATTGAGTACCCTTGCACATAAGGCATCATGGTTCTACTCCTGCGGCTTAGATAGAACACTAGTATCGAAGTAGTTCTTTGAGTTAACTATCCGACACTTTTGCTTGGGGGAGAAGATGCAATCTTTACGCGTGGCGATGTTGATAGAAGCTAGCGCTTCCGTCTTGCAATAGATGCCGTGATTCTTCACGAGAGTTGAAGCCTTCTGGCCTTTCACGCGCACCTTTAAAGAGTGGTGCTCGTCGTGCAAGACTTTGAACAGGGCTCCTTTTGGAACTTCCTGGAAAGTAACTACCTTCACTGGCGTGCTATTCTTGTTCATGGATTACAGCCCCTTTCGCGGCCATTCGCCGCAGATGTACGCGATTAACGGAAGAAAGGCGATAGTAACGCACAATCCCATGAACCCAAAAAGGCCCGCGAAGATGATAGCTACTATCCCGGACACAACGAGGAATTCAAAAAACATCTTTAGCATCACGCACTCCTCATTTCGTGGACTGTTTTGATCGAGCCGTCGCTCAAGTGCACCGCCACGGCTATATTGTGGTCGTCGATTATGTACGCGCACGCTATCCCTGCGGCCAAGCGCAAGGCGGCTTCTTTTGAACGAAAAACCCTTCCCGTGCGTATGTAATTGATTACCCGCCCAAAAGCCCGCACTGGCTTCATTACTCGGTACATTGTCCTTCTCCAACAATCGGGCTAATTGCCCGCCACGAGGCTCTACTCCGCAGTTGGCCTGCGCCAATTCGGCCTGCGCCTAAAGCCTCGTAACCGGAAATTATTCCTCGATGTGAATGCAAAGAGTGGCGTTTTTCAAGGGGAAAAATCTTTGTTCGCCCCATGCAACTCGTGTATGCGGTTCTAGGGTTCTCTTCATTTGATCGAAATATAAAGTCATTCTCTCTATGCCAGAACGTGACAGGGTTATTGCGTACACATCCTCTCTATTGCCAATTCTGTAAATTCCATCATTATCAATTACCTCCGCTAAAGAAACAGACGTTGGGGCAACAGGAACTTCTTTCTTTGAGCAACAATCGGTCTTGACTTTCACGTTTCTTCTCCTAGATTAAGGATTAACCTTTTACCGTAAACCGCTTGTCGGTCTGCGCGTTCATGATTTGTGCTCTCTTAATGTAAGCAGAAGTTCCTGCCCCAGAGTTATTTGTTTGGCATCTCGCTCTGTGATAGGAAGCTCTATGCTGTGACCACACGTTCCTGTGTGAAAATTAATCCTAACTAAAAAAGAATCATTGCCTAGTTTGCGCAGGGCCACAACTTCGGGATAGAACCTTAATTCGAGCTTGTTCATGTTTCTTGTACTCCTATTGTCTGATTTGACCTTAGGTCAAATTGTCTGGTAGATAACTGGCTTCCCGCGAGCATTCAAGTCTTGGGCCTCGTGTTGATTGGCTATTGCGTACAAGATTTTTCCTGTTTTCTTGTCAACAGTAGAAGCGAAAACACAAAAAGATTGCTTCGGCCTCAAGCTAGCCTCTAGGTTAGCGCGGCCTATTACTGCCGCCCTGTTTGAAAAGTCCAATGGCTTCTTAAACTCTAGGATATTTTGGATTGGCATTTTATTTCCTAACTCTGTTATCGCGCTTAGCTCGTTCCTCGTAAAATTCTTGGCTTTCCTTAGTTATTAATCGCCAAGGTGTGTGCCCGGTTTCCATCAGAATTATATCGTTCCGTGTTGCGAACATGCGTCGTTTCCACGGAATGACTTCCACAAACTTCGGAAATTCTATGTCGTATAGCTGCTCACCTAGAGATTTGCTTTGCACGTTTATTACTCCTCAAAGCAAAGAGAAATCGGCTATTCATGGCCCAGACCAAGGCACCGAATACTGAGCTACAAACCGCTTTGGCTAATAGTTCTCTATCATTCATCACTCAAACCTCACCTAATTATCGTTCTCTCGTTACTCGAATCGAACTCTGTCACCCTCCCGGATGATCTTGTACGGCATGGGTTCGCCGCCGGCCTGCGCCGATGCTTCGCGGAGTGAGATGTATCTCACTGCCTCGATTACTTCATCCTGATACCACGGCTTTCTAGCCTCTAGTTTGAATCCTGTAGATCCGGTATTCACGCACAAGGATTCAATTTCTGAACGCATGTATCTATCACACAACTCTATCGCCAGCCTGTACAGTTCGGCATTCACCGTCTTGCTGTCCTCTTCGTTTGCCTGCGCAGGAAGCGCGAACATGTCACAATTCCTCAAAAAATCCACGGAGCCAGCACTGGTCAAACAGCCAGCGCGAGCAGTTCAAAAATACATTGCCTTCGTCATCCTTCACGATCACGCGCGTTCCGTCATCGAAGCAAATCATCAACCGCTCCCTTGGGAACATCCAACTCCGTCGAAAAAATGCGCTCACTTCACAGTTTCCTTGCTGGCCGTAAATGGGAATTGCGCGAACCTGCCCGCGTATATTGATATACGGATTGTTAAGAAAAAGTTAAATCTGAATCCCTTAAACGCACGAAAGCTCCGCGCCTTTCGACGCGGAGCATCTACTGTCGCAAAAAAGCAACAGGTAACTAGATTTTAGAGTCTAGCGCTCTTGTTCGATCGTGCTATGCAGTCTGCAATGACGGGAGCATTGTAACTTTACTCCCATTGTTGAGCGCTAAAACCGCCTAGCCGTTGCCAGTACCACGCCGGGTTTTGGAAAAAATGCCCGTCGTTTATCGATATTCCCCTTGCCCCGAACATGATAGCGTCGGCGCAGTCCCGCAATGTTTGCTCAATAGCGCACACCGTCACTCGCTGAATTGGGTTATTTAGTGTGCGGCTTTTAACAACGCATCGCGCCCAATGCTCAATCAATTCTGGATACATGGCTCTAGGCTCGTCAGGCGCGGGAAATACCGCGCGACCGTCGCGGGCGCGTCCGCTGCGCCCGCTAGGTTTCGCCTTCTCGTGTTACTCGTTGACGGCTGCCGCGATCTCTACCCCTTCGTCCGCGTCCACAGCATCCGCCGCCGCGTCTACGGCTTCATCAGCCGCACTCGGAGCCTCACCCTTCACTTCGCGGCTTGGGATCAATCCGAGGATTGTTTCCGCAACGTCGATTGCCTTGTGGATATCCAGGCCAACAAGCGCCGGAGTGCCGTCTTTCTTGCTTGCGTTTTTATCCTTCACTAAATCCGTGAGTAGGCTCTTAATCTGCCCGACGAGCATCATGTAACGGCGCTGCTCGTCCGAAGTAATCGCCGCCTTGACGATGGCTTTGGCGCTCGTGAATCCCAAGCCCGCCACGCCGGTTTCCTTCGGAATAGAGACTTTGGCATCTTCGGCGGCTTGCTTCAGGGTTTCCGGATCGCCCGCCACCGTGAGCAAACGGCACGCCGTGCTGCGGTATTGCTTGATCGTTTGATCGGCGGCTTGCGCGGCGTTTGGGTCAAGCTTGACGCCTTCATCCGTCAGCGCACAGTGCAATTCAACCGGCGTAATTTGCTTTGCTTGTGCCGTTGCGACCGCGACCGCGTAGGCGGCCCACAAAGCGCCGGATGCGCTCTTATTGGTGTCCTTACCCTTCGCGGCAGCATTGGCGGCGTTCTGCGCCCGCAATTCCGCGTCGTGCACTTTCTGCAATTCCGCGCCCATAGTGGCGCGCGCCTTGTCCGCTGCGAGCTTGCGACCCAAAGCTGCAAACTGTTCGGTGGAATCAATTTTTTCAATCTTCAACATGGGTTATCTCCGTTAGTGGATTGTCCCGGCGCTATTGCCGGTAGTCTTAGTGTAAGGCGTGCAAGGCGAATTGTCAAGGGCCGAATTGTAAAAAAGTGTAACAAGACGATAGGCTGAATTGTTAAGCCGTCCGGGTATATACCAGTATACGGTTGCGATTGTAAAGGAACCTTTACATACTTCACCATGCTCGCCTAGTATACTCCAGCCAACCTGAATCCAAGCTTAATGAAGATGTTAAAGTTTCGTTAAGATGCCTTAACACTTTTTTAACAACTGGTCGATTGATATACGCTTCCATGCTAAACGCTCTTAGGTGCGCAGCTAGCGCAAACGAGAATCATTCCCATTTGAGCATGCTTGGGCGGGAGCAACTGCACCCCATAGGGAACCCATACAGGCGGGGGGGGGAGGGTAGCAGCTTTGACCGTGCGCCCCGTAGCGGGGTACCTACCCCCGAACTTACGAAAAATCCTATCCCAGAATAAGCTTAATGAATGCTGAACAAAGATATAGTACAGGAGAAGAAATACGAGTTTAGGAGTATTTCGAGTGAACTTTCTTGAGGATTTATTGTCAAACAAGAGTAATTCTTTGTAATTAATTCTACGAGGATAAATGGATAAAGTTGATATTGATTACATTCTCAGAGAAGCAGTTAAGCTTCCGAAGAGCTTAAAGAGTGTACTAGACGAACAATCTATGTTCGACATGACGGCCCCAAGCCGGCTAGATGACACGGAGAAGCTCTACACGGAAGAATCTATAGCACCCCCTAGGGTACCCAAACCCAAGAAGAGAAAGACGGATATACGCACGCTCAGGCGCAAGAAGCTAGAGTACACCAAGAAGCACCGAAGAGAAAAGGCAGATCACTACAGGGAAGCGGAAGGCTCTTTACGAAATCAGTTCTTTAAGATACGCAGGGAGATGCTTCGTAGAGCCAGGGGGGATGCTCGGGAAGGAAGCAACACTTGCTGGGATTGGGAACTGACCTTAGAGGAGTGGATTAACCTGTGGCTTAGCTGCCCCTTGGTAGATTTGGGGAATGGATTGATGGTAACAGCTAACTCCTTGAGGGGCAGGAAGTACAAGGAGAATGTGCAGCTAAAGCGTATAGATCCTAGTAAACCATTTAGAATCAATAACTTAGTTGTAATGCTGGGGAGAAGGGTACTGTACGTACCTTAATGAAAGATAAACAGGAATCCAAGACTATTGAAAATAGTTGTAGAAGAGCGGAACTTTTTTCCAAGTTTGTTGTCTAAGTACTCCGCAGACCCCCGCAAAGCGGATCGTGGGACAAGTTCTTTGGATTGACGGTCTGTGCCCTAGTGCTAGCTCTAACTGTGCCAATTGTTACCTAGCCCCTGTGATATGTCTATACTGTAGATGTAATCGGGTACTTTAGTACTACAACTAGAGTTACCAAGTTCGAGGAACGAGATAGCTATTATCTTGTGACGAAGAACCAGAGAAGAAGTAGGTTATCTAGGTATTACCCAAGTAATAGTGGATAGCTGATTGTAGTGAGTACTTGTTGTTATTACTCTTAAGTTGCTTAGTTGTTATTTCCTTAAGTTGTTAGCTATCCTCGCTGATGCTCTACAAACCAAGGCGAGGGGTTACTCGGGATAAGAGCACTGTTAAGGGCTATATCACAGGGAAGAAGGGCAACTGCGCCTCAAAGAAAGAAAAGATAATTAACCCTTAAAAGAGAAGAGATACTCAACTAATGTTAAAGAAAATACTAATGAACATCCTAGCTTTTCTAAAGAGCCTGTTCACCAGCAAATCAACAACCCCTAACTCACCCCCATCATCCACTGGTGGATCACCTTCTCCGCCATCGGGGACAGGTAATAGTACAGCTCTTCCAGAAGGATTTGACAGCGCGCCTAATGAATTTGGGTACGTAAAGCTAACTCAGGTAGAGCAGGATCGCGCCAAGTACGCAAATGATACAGATCCGGCATATCGCTATTGGGCCAAGACGGTTCCGCACTGGTACGCAATCGACGACACTCTCAAAGCGTTCACGCTTTCAGATGCGCAGCGTAAGAAGCTAGTGGCTGACTTGAATCAGGCAACGGTTTTGCTCGGCATGCAAGGCGCTGGGGAGTGGGCCCTTAGTGTAGCCGCCAACATTCCGGACAGCGCCGCATTCAGCACCGGCGACCTTCGCCCGGATATCGCTGGCGTCCACCTGCGCAATCTTGCCGAGGCACTCGCACACCAGCGCGCGCACATGAAGGCGATCAATCCGGACGGCTTGGATACGGTAGCTCCAGGTACGCCTCCAGATGCGTCTGGTGGTAAGTTTAAAAATTAACAATTACATCTAATCTGAACACACGAGGATAACCATCATGGCAAGTATTTCCAGCGTCTTAAATCAAAATCAAACACTAGAACTTCTAGAGAAGCAGAGTCTAGTAAAATCTTTCCGTCAAGCTACTGGGCAGTTTAAAGCCCTAGCTCCGACTAGCGTAGCTTCGTCAACGGCATTTGTTGCCGAACCAGAATTCTCTTTTCCACTCAAAGCTAAACGTAAGTACGTCTTGGAGGCTTGCTTTTTAATCTCTTCTGCCGCCTCAGGCGGAGCCAAGATTCAGTTAAATGCTCCCGCCAATACTTCTGGTAATTCAGTTCTCAGTGGTAAGGTAGCTAGTTCAGGTACTACTGCTTCTGGAGCTACTATCGGTACTACTACTGGGGCTTCTACCTCTACTCTGAATGCTACCTCGTTGTACTCTAATGCAGGCGCTACAGATCAAGTGTACGTGCAAGCATTTATTGTTCCAGCAGTGGATGATGTTTTGACCTTCTCCTTTGCTCAGAATACTTCTAATGGCACGGCTTCGGTTCTGCTTCAGGGTTCCAGTGCGAACCTGATCGAGCTTGGCCAGTCGCGGCGCTCTCCTAACGTAGTGTAATTAGTAGTGTTTAGTGAAGAGACCTGTAGAGCTTTAAGATTGCTCCTAGCGTACGCGAGTATGCTAGGAGTATTTCTTATTGAGTGGTTTCATCAAGGATCTGCAAAGAACCTAGAGATCATTCTACCTGCTACTATAGGCGCTTACCACTTAGGCGAATACTACACAAACAAAGAGGAACACAGAGATGAGCAACAGAATTAATCCCGCACAAGTAAATGGTACTATTACTGCTACTGGAACTGCCAATGCTATTGGCCCCTATAAATTCCGTGCAGGATCATCTATAGACGGGGTAAACATTAGGGTGTATTCTACTAATACTACAGATGTTTTTTCCGTCATAGCTGCTTCACCAGATGTCGATTTTACTGTTGCGGCTAATCAAATAATAGCTAAGACGGCACAGGCTTGCCCTTCAGTAGTATCATTTAGCAATAAATCTTCTAATCAAGAGTTACCTAGTTGCGATCTGTATGTATACGCAACTACTTGCACTGGAACTATTACTGTTGCTATAGAGAAGATTTCATCAACTTCTAGAGTATAACAATGGCTTGGGATGACCGAGAAAAGCAAGAAATAGAATTAGATGAGGGCAAGGTCTTAACCTCGTACAAGGATTCTTTAGGGAATTGGACTATAGGTATCGGGCATTTACTTGGCACCGATCCAAAGTTTCAAGGTATAACAATCACCGGCCCGGAATGTGAAGAATACTTTGAAGAGGATTTCAATGAGGCAGTAAAAGAAGCCCAATCGGCTTTTGATGGCTTTGAAGGTCTAGATGGTCCTAGGAAGGGAGCTATAGTAAATATGGCTTTCCAGATGGGGGAAAAGACCTTAAGTACTTTCCACACATTCCTAGATTACCTAGATAGGGGAATGTACCAAGAAGCCGCCCTAGATTTAATGAATACACGATACGCTAGACAGGTACAGCAAAGAGCTAAACGAATAGCCTACCGAATCAGAACAGGACAATATGCAGCCCGACAATAAAGATAACGAGAGTACCTTAGAGGAAGATGTTATTCCTCTTATGTTGATGACTAACGAACCAAATGAAGATAAGCTACGCTTTATGGAGTTACTCTATCAAGCAATGGCAGTAGGCCAAGTAGCTTACATGGATGGTAAAGACCCAGATACGGGGGAGATTGTTCCTCTTATTGTCGGCATTCAGCCAGAAGCTAATGGCTTAGTATCTATATACCCACTAGCTAGAATTATCAAACCCACCGATGAATCAATTAACTACCACGTCCCAGACGGAGCCGGAGCTTACTCACCCCTTAATGTTGGAGAGCCCATCGACCTCGGAATCTCCCCAGTCACCGCAGATAGCGGAACCACAACTGATAGTGGAAAAGAGAAAGCCGGGAAGACCGAAGGGAACGACAAAGAAGGACACACTATCCACTAATGATGGAGAAGAGCACTGGGCTATAAAGATGGTAAATCTTTATAAGTCTGGTGCTTCTGACGTTGAGGTCTGTAAGGATTTAGGTATCTCTTACAACGACTTTAACGATAGGAAGAAGCAAGATTCTATCTTCTCTAGTATTGTGGATTATGGACGCCTAGCTGCTAAGGCTTGGTGGATGGAGTTAGGGCGGAAGGGAGCAACTGGCGAAAAGAACTTCAATTACAATGCGTGGTATGCAGTAATGAAGAATCGCTTTGGTTGGTCTGATCGTAGCGAGATTGTAGAAGGCAGCGAAAAGAATATAGATCAGCAGTCTAAAGACGAGTTGATTTCTCAACTAGCTGCTCGCAAAGATTCTCTAGCCAAGCTGCTTAATACTAGCAATGTAATACTAGCTACGACTAACCTACTAGAAACAGATGACAGCGAACTTGAGCCTACATGAAGCAATTGAGAAACTAAATCTCAAGGAACTAAAGTCTAGTATTCCTCAAGAAGGTTACACTGTAAGGCAAAGAGCTGCGCTAGAAGCAAAGCTAAAAGAGTTAGTCGGGGCTAAGACTACAAGAGTAAAAGAGCCGAGTGTAGATGATTTAAGAAAGCTCATTGAAATACACGATGAGCTTTTAAAGCGAGAGGATACCTCTGGGTTCCACAAGTGGTTTAAGCCGGGAACTCCGTACGGGATAGATCGCTTATCTAAGCACAAGGCAATGTTTGACGCAACTAAGGACTATAGAGAAGTCCTTATGTTGGGCGGAAACCGTACAGGCAAGACCAGAGGGGGAGCTACTTTCATAGCTGCTCTAGCTACTGGGCAGTATCCTGAATGGTGGGAAGGAGTTAGATTCGACCATCCAACGTCTAACTGGGCAGCAGGTAAAACGGGGCAAACTACCCGTGATACAGTTCAAGAAGCTCTCATGGGGCCAATTGGAGCTTGGGGAACTGGAGCCCTTCCTCTAGATTGTATAGGAAGAACAACAGCTAGACAGGGCATTCCAAATGCTTTGGATACTGTAGAGGTAAAACATATAAGTGGAGGAACGTCCACTATAGGATTTAAATCCTTCGACCAAAAAGCCTCAAGCTTTTATGGTACGGCAAAGCACGGAGTATGGCTGGATGAGCCATGTCCTGATCTAGTTTATAATGAGTGCTTGATTCGTACCATGACTACTAATGGAAGACTGCTTCACACAGTTACCCCCAAAGAGGGCCTTACTAGATTACTAGCAGAATTCTTAAGCACCTGCGATCTACTAGCCGGAGCTGAAAGAATTAAGGGCCTAGAAGCTATGATGAAACTAGTAGAGATGAATGAGAATGATTGAATCTAAGGAAAAATCTAAAGCAAGCCGTGCTACTGTTACTATTGGCATGGAAGATGTTCCTTGGCTCGATAAGAAGGATATTCAGGAAATCTTGGCTGCTACTCCTCCGCACCTTAGAGACGCAGTAAAGAATGGAACTCCATCTCTAGGCTCAGGTGCAGTATACCCTATTCCCTTGGACGAGATAGTTTTAACCCAGAAGGATGTAGAAAAGCTAAGGCCCTTCCCGGCTCATTGGAAGTACTTGTACGGAATGGACGTTGGCTGGAATCGTACAGCAGTAATGTTTGTAGTGCAAGATACGGACAACGATATCATGTACGTGTACGATGAGTACTCACAAGGTAAGATGGAGCCAGAGATACACGCTGCTCGTATCTTACAAAAAGGCTCTTGGATGATAGGAGCTATTGACCCAGCTTCTAGAGGTAGATCTCAAGTAGATGGAATGCAGCTAATCAAGATTTACCGTCAGCTAGGGCTGCGTGTTAGGGAAGCTAACAATGAAGTTGAGGCTGGGATCTTTAAAATCTGGTCTAGGCTATCAGCAGGAAAGCTCAAGTTTTTTCCAAACACCCTTCAACTACAGAATGAATATCTACTCTATCGTAGAGATGATACTGGAAAGATTGTCAAAGAGCACGATCACTGTCTTGATGCTTTGCGCTATGCTATCAATACTTTTCATCTAGCTACCCCGAAGCCTGAAAGTATAGATAGACCCTTAATAAATAAGCAAGCTATACCACACTATAACGTATAACTATGATTAATGAATCTTCTTTAGGTGTAACTCCAGGACCGTATCAGCAAGTGATGCCAGTTACAGAGGCAGGGGGTAGCCATCTTATTAATCCAACAGATAATACTCCTGATAGTGCTACGCAGGTACAGATTCAAAGTGACGTGCCGCTGTCTCAAGAAGATCAAGATAAGCTAGTTAATCTAGCACTTGAGTTAGTACAGCGCAAGAAGGATGCTGAATTTACTCTGGCTAGAAGCGTAGAGGGAAAGCTAAGCAAGCGGATGGGAACCCGCAAGAATAAAGAGAACCAGTGGTTAGAGTCCATGAGGCTTTATCTAGGTTCTCTTTCTAGTTATAACATAGTAACTGGAGAATACCCTTTTGGGACTAAGGATGATTATAGTACTGCCGGGCAGAATATTCACCGCCCAGAGTTTAATATCATTCGCCAGAAGTGCAACATTGCTATAGCACAGTGCGTATCCCATCAGTTTGCTGCTGGTGATAAGAACTGGAATCTCCGTATTCCACAAGTGATTGATATAGATCAGGATGATGTACAGGCTATAATTCAACAGTCTGGTAATCCTAATCTAACTCCTCAGGACGTTGCCCAGATCAAATGCGATCTGATGGAGCGTGAGATTGACTACCATTTAGAATTAACTCGTTATCCAAAAGAGTGTCGCTTAGCCATAGCTGACCGGGTTATTTTAGGTACTGGTATAATGAAGGGGCCAATCAATTGTGGCCAGCTAAAAAAGATCTACACAAAACAAAGAACATCAGATGGCAAGGTTATTCGCATACCTAGCTATACTGTAGAGACTACTCCGCTAATCTATAGAATCAATCCTTGGTATTTTTTCCCTGATGATAGTGTAACTGATATAGCTAAAGCTGAGGATGCTATTGAAGTTCACCCAATGTCTAAGGCAGAATTAGCAGAGCTAGTAAATCATCCGGGCTATAATCCAGAAGAGATTGCAGCCTGTTTGGGAGAAGAGCCTCGCCAATACACGAACTCCCCCTTCAACGATCCTGCCTATTTAACGCAGGGAATTAATCTACTAAAGAACAAGTACCTAGTCCTAGAATACCACGGTCCTATTAAGAAGGAAGATTTGGATATACTGGGAATAGAATCCAATTCTCCACTAGATGAAGTCTACGGAGAAATCTGGGTTTGTAACAGCCGCGTCATTCGCCTACAATTAGAAACTCTAGAGGGGTGCAATAAGCTCCCCTATGTAGCTAGTGTGTGGGAGCCAGATCCAGCTATGATCTTTGGATTTGGTATTCCAATGCTTGCGCGCGATCAGCAGCGTGTAGTAAACGAATCGTACAAGATGATCTTGGATAATGCTGGAGTATCAGCAGGACCTCAGGTTATCGTGGATACAACTATAATTAAGCCAGCCACTGGAGGAATGGAATGTACTCCGTGGAAGGTATGGTTAGCAAATGAGTACGGGGCTGACGTAACCAAAGCGATTCAGTTCTTTACTCCTCCTAATTCATTCGAGGAATTATCTGCGCTACTAACTCTAGCTAGAGGATTTGCAGATGAAGAATCCAGCATAAATCTATTTATGGCAAATGCTGGAACTCCAGCGGGAGCCATGGATAGTGCTACTGGAATGGCATTGCAGAATGAGAATGCAATGACTCCAATCTTCTATAAGTCAGAGCAGTGGGATGATGAAGTTACTCATCCTCTAATAGACTTTATGTACGATTGGGAAATGCAGTACAATCCTAAGGATGAGATTAAGGGAACATTTGATATTGATGTTCGCAGCACCACAGCTCTTCTCAAGGGATTGATGGATCAGCAGAAGCTTGATCGTCTATTCCAAGAGATTGCTCAGGGCAGCCCCGTTGGTGAGTGGGTCAATCTAGATGAGCTAGTTGAGGCCCGCTTGGCTATTATGAAACTTCCATTTGCTAATATAGTAAAGAATCCACAGGAGGTACAGCAGGCTCGTGCTCAGAAGCCGCCTCCGCCCCCAGATCCAAATATGCTCAAAGCGCAGGCAATGCTACAACAGAACCAGCTTGATGGCCAGCGCATTGCTCTGGATGCTAATAAGCTACAGTGGGAGCAGCAGAAACATTCAGCAGATCTTCAAATGCAAGCCAGCATTCAGGCAGATACTAACTCTGCGAAGATTCATCAGCACGAGCTTGATGTTCAGAAGGCAGCTATCCAAGCTAAGAGCGCAATGATGAATGCTAATAATCAAGCAAGCGCTTCTCAGGGCCAGATTAATAGTAACTTACAGTCTACTATAATGGCTAACCAGACTAAGAAGCAAATAGCTGGGCTTAAGCACGTAGAGAGTCAGAATAAACTTATAGTTGAGCAGCAAAAGATTGCAGCTCAGCAACGAACAGCACAAGCTAAACAAGACCAGGAACTTCGGCAGATAAGATCCAATGCACTTCCTCGTCAAGAGAAATACGTAAATAGAAATCTAACCGAACATAATCCCAAACCAGTTAAATAATAATGGATAACTCGTTAGTAACATTTAGATCCGGAGATTGGAATTACGTAGTACAGATTTGTGAGGAGGCTTTAAAAATGCAAAGGTCTTTGCTAGAGAACCCAAATACCTCCTACAAAGAAAAGCTAATAGCTATAGGACATATAGCTAATGCTAAGAAGATATTAAACCTGCCGTCTATCGCACCGCAAAATAAAGGATAATTCGTGGACCCCGAAACTCAAGTAGCAACGCCGGACTCAATTCCCGCTAATCATATTGACATTGATTCACAAGAAACACAGAAGCTATTAGACGATGCTTTTAACTCTGCCAGAGGTAAGGATGCTCCTTCAGTAGGAGTAGTATCAGAACCAAAGGAACCAGTAAAAGAAGCTCCTCAAGCAGCTACTAATGCAAGTACAGATGAGGATAGTGGAGCTAAGCAGGCCACCACTACACAAGCTAAAGCAGAAGATAAATCCCCAGATACTGGAACTACAGAAAGCAAGCAAGAACTTGTAGGTATTCCTGATTGGGCAAAAGATCTTCCACGAGAGGTCCAAGAGAAAGTTTTAAGTATTGCGCAGGAAGCACAATACCATCAGCAGCGCTGGCGTTCCGATATTGGTCGCCAAAGTGCTCTGCAAAACAAACTAACCGAAGCTAGGCGAGAGCTAGCTAGGTTAAGCTCTCAAGTAAGACAGCCGCAAGAAGATAGTGATCTTGCCGCAGCAACAAAAGGAGACCACTCCAAATCTTTGGAGGAATGGAATCAAATAATTGAAGCCGATCCAAATTTAGCAAAGGCCATAGATCTCCGTATTAAGGCAGAAGTAAGTCAAGCCAAGACCGAGATTGCACGGCAAGTAGATGCAAATATTGATCCGCTATATCGGCACCATGAACAGGCTTTTGTAGAAGAGCAAAATCGTATTCTACATGAGGTAGTACCTAACGTAGACCAAGTATTGCAAAGTCCAGTGTACAATTTCTGGATTAACAATAGG